TTATAGTCATCATTGATATATAGTATAGCAGCATATTTAATAGATGGATCTGTATGCTGGTCTGTGTGAGACTTTAATTCAACGCCCTCTTGCATTCTTTGAAGTGTTCCAAAACCAGCAAGTTCTAGGGAAGGGTCTGCCAATTCTAAAAGTTTTCCTAATCTGTGCTGTAAGGTCATACTTATTTGCTCAGTCGTAATATTTAAATTTTTGTCTTCCCAGCCTTGGGTAATTTCAAATTTTCCTTCAGCAACCAAATTGTCAACATCGTCTCTTCCAAACTTCTCCATACAAAACCTAGCAAGATTTTTTGTATACTCTATTGACCAGTCTTCGTTTGGTGTAGTTTCAATTATTTTTAAAAGAATGTCCAACTCTTCTTCTTTTAAAAAATTTTCTATAAACAAAACATGGTCATGAAAAACTTGAGTTTTATAACCAGCGTCGTCAAACTCTTTCTTTAAGAAAACGTCCACTTATAATTCCTCAGCCTTATACTTATTGCCATTGGCATCAAGTTTCCATCCTTGTTTTAACAACTCTTGCCACTCTGATCTTTCAATTTCTTGTTGTGCTCTCGTTGCCTTCATTTCTTCGGCCCAAGCATCTCTTACCTCTTGAGGATAGGCGTCTTCTTCACGGTCATCCCAGAATGAACCAATGGTATATCTTACTCCTTTAGTTATTAGAGATACTTCGTGCATGTTGTTAAATCCCCCGTCAAATGCAGCAAGCATTCCAACTTTAGGCTGAATAGTTATTTCTTGATCTGGAAATTGAAGAAGACCTCCTTCAAAGTCATCATTTAAATATAAAAACGCAGCATATCTACTTCTAGTAAAAGCACCAGAATGTCCGTGCTCATCTGTATTGTCAGAATGCTTTCTTGCGTATGCCCCTGGCTCCCACTTTTGAGTATGGTATCCAATTTGAGAAATTATTTTTGGGTCAAGGTCGTGAACGCTTGCAACAGCATCTATAATTCCTTGTTTTATTTGTGAGAATATATCGCTTGGCAATCCTTCATTTTCTACATGCTCATCATTGTCTTGTGGCAACACTGAAGAATAAGATTCATAAAAAGATATAGGCATCCAGGTAATCAGACCAAGTTCTGCGTGTTTATCTAAAACCTTTACAAGTTTAGCAGCAGTATCTGCATCAATAAAGTTTTCATAAACAACTATGTCTTTGGTTATTCTGTTTTTATTTTCTAGATTCATTTTATTCTTCTTTCTTTGTCAGTATTGTTTTTGTTTGGATTCTCTTCTCTAAATTTTTGCATGATATCTTTTTGCATTTCTTCCCACTTTTCTTTACCAAACTTTTCTTCATTTTCAAACCATTCTGGGTCTCCAACAGAATATTTTGTCCAATACATTCTTGCTAAATATTTTGATTTTTTATATGAAGGCATGACCCCATGAAGATATATAGAATTTTCAGACATTAGCAGTTCTGGATGGCCAGAAGGGAATACGACAATATCTCCAGCCTCTGGTTTATACATATAGGCTTCTCCATTTGCTATAAAGTCAATTTCTCCGCCTAGATAGTCATCATTAAAATATGTCAAAGCAGTGATTGCAAACTTGTGGCCTGGACTTACTATTGGCTCTCTTATATAATCTGTATGATATGTCATAGACAATGGATCTTCAATGTTTTCGTGATATCTTGCTATTGATGGACCACTAATGTTCCATTCTCTTATTGGGTTGCCTCCACTATCTTTTACCCCTTCTACAATCCTATTTTTATCAAAATCAACATTATTTTTTAAAGCATAGTCTTCTGTTACTATATGAAAATTGGTTAACAATTCAATAAGAATCTCTTTATGAATTTTTTCTTTTTCTGTTTTTGTTTCAATTTTTTCTACAGCCTCAAGCCCTAAAATCATATCAAAGTTTTTAAAAGTTGGTGAAATATATTGCCCAAAATGCGACCATTTTGTCCAAGGACTAAAAAGCCCTTCTTCACCATTAGATTCTTGTAGTGTTTTATATATAAAAGAAATATCTTTGTACATGTTTTTATACACAAAAATTTTTGGGTATATCTCAATTGCTTCAATAGGTTTTGAACTCATTGCTATCATGGCTGCCTTTCTCCAGTGTGCTTTGTTATCTCCCAAAAGAAAGGACATGTATACCTTATCCCGCTTTTAATTTCTGTTACTCCGTGAATATACTCCTTGTCCCCTGGGAAAAAATAAGCAGCACCCTTTTTTGGTTTAAACTGAACACCTTGGTTTGGAAAATACAATTCTCCACCCTCATAGTCATCATTTAAATAAAACAAACTAGATAAGTCATAATTAGGAAAATCATTTGGAGTCCCAGCGTCTGGGCCTTCGTGAAGTTCTTTGTCTGCATGAGGTCTTTGAAATTGTCCAGGTAGCCATTTAACAATAGTCGTTCCAGTAGGAATAACTTCTACCTGATAAAATTTTTCAACTATTGGTTTTAGCCTTTCAAACAAACCTGCAATAACTGGTGAAATTTTTGGATCATTTTTGTCTAATGTGGGCTGAGTTGCTACTCTATCTTTCCAATAATCTGAGTCATAAACAACTGTGCCATTTTCATTTACATGGCTTTCTGTAACATCCCAAATTGTTAAAGATTTTGCTGCTGCTTCTAAATATTCGATTTCTTCTTGAGTCATAAAATTTTCTAACTCAACGATCATATCTTTTCCATTACCAAACCAGCCAGATGGTGTTAGGGATGGCTTTCTTTGAACAACCTTATATTCTTCCATATTCATATTATATCACCCTTCGTATTATCCTTAACTGAAAGTTTTAGGGCTTTTACTTCATGAGAGCCTATGCTTTCTGCTTTTTCATTAACCGCATCTCTGTACCAGTCTGTCCATTGTCCAGACTTATTAACTTCTTGTGCCGCATCTCCGTATGCAATATTTGCCTTTTCTTTTGATCTATCTTCATCTTTGTATTCAATAATCTCTATTGCAGTGTTATTTAAATTTGTTAAAGATATTGGAACAATGGTTGCTATCGGTGTTCCCGATTTTATAACTACCCGTTGATTTGCCTTTTTTGCTTTAATTGCTAAAGGAAGTGGATTACTATAAAATGACGTACTAATTAAATTAGACATTGTTTCAAAGTCTTCGCTAAAATAATTTACTGGATTAATAGTCCAAATGCTAACATCAGCATCTGTTCTAAAAACTAGACTAGTATTTAAACTTATAGAGGACTGACCTCTTCCAGCATAGGAGCCTTCTGGGCTAAATATTTTTACATGCTGATCTGTTTGATCATTTATGCCGTCCCACTCAAACTCAATATCCTTTGTACAAGTAAGATTCCAGCCAATCACATTTGCCTGTGTTACTGGAAAACATCTGTATGCATGATTTTCTGATGTAGCGTCCATCCAGTCTCTTTTTATTGACATTGGCTTTATTTCAAAAACACAGCCTGGCATTTTTTCAACTGTAATGTTATACACTATTCATTATCCCATTTTGGATCATACATGTCTGGTGTATGAAACTTTTTGCTGTAATCAAGCATTGTTACGATAGAGTACTTTGTTCCAGAATGAACTGGCATTGCTTGATGTGGATACATAAAGTTAGAAGGGAAGATGTATAAATCTCCTGCCTTCGGTTTAATATTTAAACCTTGCAATCTAAAAAATAGTTCTCCACCTTCATAATCATCATTAATGTAGGCAACTAAAGAAACAGTGCAGTTATAAGAATATCCGTGGTCATGGTGCTCTTTAAAGTGCTGCCCTGGACCATACTTAATAAAATTAAATGCTTCCCAATATTTAAGTGGCATAATGTTATACATTTTTCTATAGTCTTCTACTGCTGCTGCCTGAACATCATAAACATCTTGCCAAAGGGCCTGTAACTTTAGAGAATCTTCACTTGTGTCTTGCTCTATATCAGTTTTTTTAAATTTAAAATCTACACAGTCTCTATAGTCAGGCATCAATTGCTGATACCCAACGTATGCTGGCATCCAATGATATCTTTTTCCTTCTTTAGATAACTCTCCATATCCAGCAACAGAGCCGAGAGTATTTTCTAATCTGTTTATCAGATCAAACTCTTTTTTAATAACGCCTCTGTAGCATATAATTCCGTTACCAAGATCTTCTTTTTCTGTCCATGTTTGCATTTGTATCTCCTATTTATACTCTCTGCGTGACCAAACTTTTTTAATATAAACTCCACCATCAGGCTGACGATAGAACTTTGCGTTATCTACCATTTTACCATATATAGAAGACTGGTCTAAGATCTCTATGCTGTGGTCCCAGTTTTCTCTTTTAAAAGGAAGGATTTGTAGATATGGGGTTCCTGCTGGAAGCGTTCCTTCCCACCCATCCGCAATAAAAAATGGAAAACTGCCAAGAAGATGAACTTTGTCTGAATCAACAATACCAGTAGTATTTAGAAATGGGAGGTCAAACCTATTCATTGGTGTCATAAACAGTGCACTGTATCCTTCTGGCAATTCTAGACCCCACGGAGAACTCCAAGCAAAATGATGCTGATAATATCCTTTTGGGTGTTCAAACTGTGGCATTGGTGGTCTTTGAGTGCAGAAGTCTTTATACTTGTGATCATTTATGGTGACATTTATAATACCCTGGGAATTTTTAGAAAATACTAAATCACAAGGAGTTTTAAAAAGATAACCAGTTGCAAATGCATCCATAATTGCTGGACAGGCTTTCCATGTTGGAATTTTACCGTAGTCATCTGTTGTGCCTTCTTTTGGAAATGGACAAACTTCTTTTGGCGCTTTAAAGTATTCTCCATTTGGCATTTTTGCAAATCTATCTGCATCCTTATACCAATCTGGCATTTCTTTTTGTGTAGGAACAGGAACAGAAATATCTTCTTTATTTATCCAAGGTCTGAAAGATGTAAATTTTGCAATCAGAGACACTACTTGTGTCCTAGTTCATTAATGTCTGTCATTACGACAACACAATACTTTGTTCCTTCTTTCATTGGCAAAGATGCATGTTCATAAATATAGTTAGATGGACAAAGAACGATGTCTCCTATTTTTGGAGTATGGGTATAATTGTCCATTCTTGGAAATTTAATTTCTCCGCCCTTGTAATCTTCGTTTATGTAAATAACAGCAGATACGGTGCAATTATACATTGGGCCATGATCTGCATGAATGTTAAAGTGTGTTCCTTCTCCTTCATATTTTACAAAATTAAATGCTTCGTAATATACAACATTTATTCCCCAATACCGTGCATAATCGTCAACACAAAGTTTTAATTTTTGATAAATTTCTTCATGTAGATCTATAAGTTCAGAGTTATGCTCATCTCGTGGTCCTAAATTTTCTTGTTTAAATCTAAAGTCTACAGCATCTCTGGCTTTTTTTATTGGAACATCAGAATTAGTTACTTTTGCTTCTGACCATTTATATTTACCATTTCCGCCCAAATTAGACTCAAGAGTTTCAATATATCTTTCAGAATCCTCTTTTGAAAATACATTTCTGTATAAATTTATTCCAAGTGCTGGGTTTTCAACTATAATATTATTTTCTATAGTTCTTGAAGGATACCTACTTGTTGCTGTTTCTGATCGATCCTTAGTAAACCAAGGAGTTTCATTTTCATCATAGATTGTCATATTGTTCCTTTGTTTTTAACACAAATCTATTATATCACAAAACAATTTAAACTATATTTTATGCTGCTGATATTGTTCTAGTGACATCGTCGTATACAACTTTGTCTCCAGCAAGAGCAAACACACATTTTACAAGAATTGGATTAGTAGCAAATGCTGCATCATACATATTTGCTTTTTCAGTCCCAGACTCTACAGCCAATCTATGAATAACTACATTATCACACACAAACACATACTGATGATATGCGTCTTTTTCTTCTTGTGTTAATTCAAAAAATGCATCTGCTGCAGTTCCATCAAAAGATGTACCGTTCCAGGTTGATCCTCTGGTTGCTGTTGCTTTATGATTAGTTGCATCTATACCAATTATCGGAAGATTTTTATCCCAATATACATCGAGAGCATCTCTTGTTTCTTGATTAGTGCCTAATGCTCCTAGCACATCGTAAGTATTGCCACTATCTTTAACTAGTATTGCATACATATTTTATATCTCCTTTTAGTATAGTATACCATCTTTATCAACATCCGCAATTTTGACAGGCTGCTGATGCTTGCCAGCAATATGAAACGCTTGGGCATGATCCACAACCTCCGCCTCCAACAAATGATGGTGGGAAGAACGGTGGGAAGAACGGGAAGAATGGGAAGAACGGTGGGAAGAACGGGAAGAACGGGAAGAAT